CAGCAATAGCAGTAATCTTATTCCCAGATACACCACCAAATATGCTACCTGAAACCAGTGCGTTAAAAATGTAACTACCCGTGTCAACATAAGTTTCAGTCTCATCAATATCTGATGCGAGTTGGGTGTACTCTCCACCAATCTCTTTTACAATATCCTTAAGGAAATCCATTATCCAAAAAATAATTCTAAGTTTACTGTCTTCTCCACATTCCAGTTAATCGCATCAAGAATAACTTTCAGTGGTTCAAGAAATGCTTTCCCAAATTGTAACTCATAATCAATGTATTTACCAAGCCCAAGCTCAACTGGGAAATCATTCAAGAATGAAATCACATTCTCTCTAGTTGGATTTGCTTTCTTCAAGTAGACAAACTTGATTTTGTCTCCATTATTAATCATTGAATATTTATTCGTCAGGTTCTTCTCTTTGACATAATGATTATGAAGAAGTGATCCTCTCACATGAATAGGGCACCCCTTCCCATAGATGGTAGAGTGATTCTTGTGTTTATTCACATCCGAGACACTACGAGGGAAAGCAACTTCCTCAGGTGTCATCTTATAAAACTTATTTCTAGCATTCTCGATAAAGTCAATCACATCCTCTTCTGTGCCCTCCATCATCAGCTTGAGAGCATCTTTAATCATTGACCTACAGGGAGCAGGTGTAGAGGATTTGACTGCCTCAATACCCATGATCTTCAACTTGGGTTCTTCATAACGAACACCCTCACTATCCCACACATTGAGAATGTATCTCTTCTTAGCAGTCCAGATTCCACGATCAGCAATGTTCTCTCGCTTCATCTGCATCTTCTGATCATATGCATTCACATATTCAGCAAGTTGTTGATAACACTTATCAATAAAGGGTTCGAGTTGATCTTCACAGATCTTGTTTACCAAGTCAACAACTTCCTCTTTGTTTCCCTTTTTCTTGGAGAGAAAGGTGTCAACCACTGGACCAAAGTTAAGGTAGATGGAATCGGTGTCAGAGGCAATCACATAATCAATGTCTTCTGTTTTCAGAATGTTATTAAGAAAACCATTCATCTTCTTCTCAATCCAACGAATTGAGGTCTGACCAGAAAGAGTAATTGCCTCTGCATTTGCAAGTTTGAAATACCTAAAGTAGGCATTACCAATCGCACCATAACAACTGTTCAAACAAATCTTACGAACCATCTGAAAGTTATTGAACTTTGCAATGTCCTTAACAGTTTGATCCCTAAGTTTGATCAGTTGGTCGTCAGGCAGGTGACTGTAATCTTTATCTGATTTTACAATCTCCTGTTCTGCACCTTCACCAGCACCACCGATTAAATATCCCATTATTTTTTACTTACTACCTTATATCCAGGATTCTCTTCCTGGAGTTTGTTAATGAATCGTGCGTGTGTTGTTGGGGGATTTAGATTCCTCTGAAGGAAGATTAGTTTATGATCATGATCATATCTAACCAAACCACCATACTTGTGATCTCTGTGACTCATTTGATTCCCCTCCTTTTCATTTCAGTTTCGATGTCCACGAGTTTTTGTTTTGACTTGAGCATTTTCTTTTTAAATGCCTTACGTTCAGCATACATCTTTTCCATCAGTTCTGGCATAAAACCTTTCACATCTTTACGGAACATTGCACCGTTTGCACAAACAGCATAATCTTTGTACATCTCAAATGTGAGATCTTCATTCAAGATTTTGTCCACGGTAACTGATGGGTGTCTTTCCTCCACTAGTGTCTCTGGAGAGATATTATACTGCATCATCAAGTGTGGGTAAAGAGAATTAAGGTCAAATGAAACAACCCAGTCATAAACTCCTGGTTTAGGTTCTTTCACATAAGCACCAGCAAACTTAGAGTCCTTATCCCCATTTCTCTCATTGGGTGGAACTACAATCTTTCTCTTCTTCAGATAGTTGTAGATAATGGTGTCCCACAAACGAACCTGGAACATTGGATCTACAAAGTTTACCTTTGCATCAAATGCCATGGTGAGAATGAGTTCAATGAGACGAAGTTTATCCTCCATCCTATCAACCAGTTCCACGTCAACAATGTTGTAGTCAACGAACTTCTTCCAGTTTCCATCATAGAACTCTTTGAAGGTGTTGAACTCTGAGTGATCCAACTTCTTCTGACCAAGTTCAACTTCTGCAATAAAATCCAATCGGTAGGATTCACGATTCACATAAGTGAACTTCTTATAAAGTTCAAGATAATCCAAGGTAGTTACACCAATGATTTCAAAAACTTTCTGATCACGACCATTCATGGAAATCTCTTCCATGGTAACCATTCCCCAAGGAGAAAGAGACCTCTTCTTCTTCTCTCCCATGATCCTCTCAATCCTTCCACAGAGGTAAGGGATGTCATAAAATCGAACGTTCCACCCAGTCACAATGTCTGGAGTGTTCGTTTGCCACCAATGAAGGAAAGCATTGAGCATGTCAATCTCATCACTATAATGGTGATAAGTGACATTACTTTGAGAGGGAACATAGGGTTTTCTACCCCAGGTGGTAATCTCTTTGGTGTTGTAATCCTGAATAGAGATAGTCAACATCTCCTCAGAACAAGATAAAGGATCAGGGAATCCCTCCTCAGATTTCACCTCAATGTCAATCGTAACCAGATTGATCTTATTGATGTCCCACTTGATCTCATTTTCAGAGTAAGTGTCGGAGATGTACTGGTAGATGTACCTTTCGTTTCCGTAAATCTTAAACCCATCCACTCCATCATACTTCCTAAAGAACTCTCGACATTCACGAACAGTTCCAGGTTGGATGGGTTCTACAGATTCACCATCTAATGTTTTCCATTCACCTTCTCTCTTAGATTTTACAAAAAGAGTTGGTTGAAACTTTTCCTTGAAGGAAACCTTTTTCCCATTTTCATAACCACGAACCAGAAAGTTGTCACCAACCATGTGGACATTGGTGTAAAACCTTTCAGAACTCACTTCACAAGACCTTCATACTTATCAATCAGTTTACCATTGGGTTCCACAATGGTCAAGATTTTATCAGAGTGCATCATAAAAGAGTTTTGTGTTGTGAGATCTACCAACCAAGGTTCCAGAGTTCCATCATCCCTTACAAGAAATGGTTCTGTGAGTCTACAATCAGGTTCACCAAGTTCTGAGGAAACCTCCTCAATCTGAGTCATCAGTTTCTGGTTGTTCATCAAAATCAACAACTTCAGATTTTCTTTTTTCATAATCCGCTACTCCGCTTTTGTAAGTTTCCACAAGTTCATCAAGAGGTTCAACAATGCTCACAACCCAATCAGTAACCACAGGAATCTTTTGATCTTTAGAAAGAGGCATCCAGGGGGTGAGTCTCATCTTGAATGGGAGTTTCTTGTTACCAACATGAGTAACTTCATTCCCAATGAGTTTCACTCGACATGGGTGATTGAAAAAGTAACCAACGACTCTCTCGTTAACCACCATTTCTTCAACATCTGCAATAATGTCTTCTCCAGACTTGAGAAGAATAAGTTTTACTGTCACTTACCAACTCCAATATCCGTGATAGTTACTTCAAGTGGAACAATGTTATCCAACACAGTTTTCCAATATTGTTCAAGTGCTTTGGTAACCTCTGGAGTCTCTTCCCACTCCCAAGTGTCACCAGATTTGGTCACATGTTGTTTAGTTGCCATAAGTCTTCTTATTCTTTGGTTATTATAATGCACAAAAAAGGGAGGTATCAACTGGATTGTGCCAGTTACCTCCCCGTCTGCGCCGACGATAACTTATTTATCAGGACTGACCGAACCAGAGTCGCTTCTGATGTTTTTCAGGAACGATACGGGAAAGTGCCACTGACAGAATGCCATCCTCAAACTTCACTTCTTTAACTTCCACATCCTCAGAGAGTGTCCAAGTTCGAGTGAAGGAACGAGAGGCTAGACCACGATGAACATATTCACGTCCATCTGATTCTTCCTTGGCTGCCTCTACAACGAGTTGACTGTTTTCAGTAAAAACTTTCACTTCGTCAGATTTGAATCCAGCGAGAGCAAGTTCCAGACTATAAGTGTTCTCATCAACTTTGACGAGGTTATAAGGTGGATAACTTACATCTTGATTAATGGAACCGAGATGATTGAACATCCGATCCAGTCCAATGGAGTAACGATCAATATCCTTAAGAAAGCTATTGAGGTCCCCAGAACGATAACGTGCAAGAGTGTTAGTCATTTGTTTTCTCCTTTTTAAGCGAGTGTAAAACGTAATCCCTTTCGGCGATTACAGTAATAATTTATCAGGAGAATACAAAAATAGGAAGGATGAAAACCCTACTTTATTATTCAGTTTCCTCTACTTTATCCTTTTTAGAACCGATATTGTACTTCTGTTCCAAAATCCACTCGTTCTTATCTCTGTAAGGAAGGACCTTGATCTGATTCAGTGGAGCAATATCCATGATCGTATCTTCCTTCACAACAGAAACCAGTCCCCAGTCAACCAACAGTCTGGTGATTCTGTTACGTCTCTGAACATCATTCACTGTCAGGTTTGCATACTTGCCATCAAGAGCAAACAGTTCCTTAAAGTGAACGATGTAATACTTACCTTGCTTATGCAAAATGTGACAAGATTGATAAAGCTTCTTTTCTTTTCTAGAAGCTACACCAATGCGAGTCAATGTTTCTCTTACCTTAAGAAAATCATCAGGTTCATTCAATCGGATCTCAATCATCTTCTCTTGAGACCATTGCACCTGAGGTTCAATAGTTTTAGTCATTTCTTGCCACCAGTTTCAAGTCGTTGTTTGATAAATTCAAGTTGTTCATTGGATAGAATTTTCAAGGCTTGAGATGCTTTCTCGTTACTAAAACCATAATAACGTTTTACATACTCTAAATCCGTAATTTTATCTTTACGAATCCAAGGAGAAAATCTTTTCCTTTTTCTTAAGGTATTTAGATAAAAAGCATATTGCATATCTTTGTCTAGGAAATGATACTTATTCATTTCATTGGCAAACAAAATGCAATCCAGATGACCAGACAAACAACGATTGATGATGTAAGGAGGATATTCCTTGGCAAGAGAGGGATCATCCTCCAAAAGATTGTCTTTAGTAAAGTTAATAGAATTCAACCAATCTTTAAGTTCCATCACATCAAACAATTAATTTTTTACTTGGTTTTTGAATCACAGAGAAGATCTTTTCATATTGTTCCACAACATCCACTTGTGCTTCAGCAGTGTAAACAATATAAGACTTCTCAATCGTAATGGAGTCACCATTCTTTACAAGAGGTGCCCAAGGACCGAATCCAATTTGGCCAGTCGCTGATGGCATTCCCACCAAAGGATTCTCAATCTCGATTGTTTTTTCGTCTTCATTCAACACGGTGACAATCACTTCTTCACCAGTGTTCATTCGAATCACTTTTACATTCATTTCCACTCAGCCTCAATCATAATTTCAGTTAAACATGCTAACATATTTATTTCTTGGTCAGCAACGAATCCACTCTGGTACTGATACTTAGCAATAATGAGGACAGAAGCAGCAATCCCAGGA